AACTTGCAACTTTGGGGAGGCTTTGAATTTGGATCAAATAAATTCAAGCAATTTCCAAGTTGGTCAGGCCGTCAAGGTCGCGGCTCGCGTGGATGGTTTATTTATCCAACATTGCGTGCCGAACAGCCACACATCATCAATCAATGGGAAAATGCATTTTCTAAGATTTTGAAGGAGTGGTGATGGCGGGTCAAAGTAGAACTCTTAAACTCTCAATTCTTGGCGATGTAGATCAGCTCAAGAAAAGCCTCAATACCGGATCAACCGAAGTACAAGGTTTTGGCAACAAAATTGGTGATTTCAGCAAAAAGGCTGGATTGGCGTTTGCCGCAGCTGGTGCTGCTGCCGCTGCCTACGCTGGCAAATTGCTCATCGATGGTGTCAAATCTGCAATCGCTGATGAAGCCGCACAAGCTAAATTGGCAGCTACATTGGAAAATGTCACAGGTGCCACACGAAATCAGATTTCAGCCGTTGAGGATTACATAACAAAAACAGCTTTGGCAAATGGCGTGACCGATGACCAATTGAGGCCATCGCTTGACCGGTTGATCAGATCGACACGGGATGTCACAAAAGCTCAAGAATTACAATCATTGGCTTTGGACATTGCTGCCGGTACGGGCAAAGACCTTTCAGCCGTTTCAGAGGCTTTGGGCAAGGCATATGATGGCAATCTAGGAGCTTTAAGAAGGCTTGGTGTTGGCATCGATGATTCCATCATCAAATCAAAGAATTTTGATGCAGCTGCTCTTGCGCTTTCAAAGACTTTTGAAGGACAAGCATCCAGACAAGCTGAAACATTTGAAGGCAAAATGGCACGGCTTTCGATTGCTTTTGATGAGGCCAAAGAAACTGTCGGATCATATGTGCTTGATGCGCTGACACCATTGATCAGCGGATTTGTGAATAAAGGCATCCCAGCAATTCAGGATTTTGCTGAAAATTTAGGAAAAACATTGGGGCCAGCATTTGGCAACATTTTCAAATTGATCCGGGATGATCTTTTGCCTATTTTGACACGCTGGTGGGAGTTTTTGTATCAAGAAATCATCCCGGCTATTGGTGCGATTGTCGGGCCAATTCTTGAAGGATTGCGATCCGCATTTGACAGGATCAGAAAAGCCATTAAAGACAACTCAACCGAATTGCAGCCATTTTATGATGCGCTCGAAACAATTTGGGATTTCATCAAAAGATATATGGTGCCACTTTTGGGAGGTGCTTTCAAAACGGCTTTGGAGGTTATCGGCAACATTGTTGGTGGCCTAGTCACAGGCTTTGCACGATTGGTTGGTTTTATTGATGACACGATTGATCGCATGAAAGCTTTTGTCAGCTTTATCAAAAACAATCCTGTCACACAATTTTTCTTTGGCGGCGATGGATCGAAAGGTTTGAAGGCAAGCACCTCATTTGAGCAAGTGGTTCCAATCACGCCTGTTGGCAAAACCCCCGTCAGAAATCAAGATTTGTTTTATGATCCCAATGGAGATCCACGCACATTTACAGGCGCACCATTGGAGGCATTTTCACCGGGTATGCAAGCTGCAATTTTGCGCAAAAACGAATTGGCAGCCGAAACAGCCCGATTGAGAGCTGCACGCGAGGCAGCCGCAGCTGCACGAACAGCGGCCACAGGTGGGCTTTCAACAGCTGAACGCATTGTCATCAATGTCAATGCTGCATCAATCATCGATGAGGAAGGCTTTAGTCGTGCGATGACGGAGGCATTTAACAATTCAACCTATCGCGGCACAAATGGTGCAACCAATCTGGTGTTTGCCGAATGACAATTTTTAACCCAATTTGGCGTGTGACAATTGGTGGCGTTGAGTATCAGACGGCTATTTTGTCTAATTTGACCATTACATCGGGGCGCACAAATATCTATGAACAAGCCAATGCCGGATATACCAATTTGGAAATTGTGAATCTTGATCGGGCAAATGTAATTATTGGGATCAATGATTCAATCACCATTGAATTGCAAGATTCAACAGCAACATTTGTGCCAATTTTTGGTGGCTCTGTTGTTGAGGTCAAAATTGCCGTGGCTGAAATTGGCTCGGTTGATTATGCCCAACGCATTAGCATCATTGCTTTGGGTGCATTGGCTAGATTGCCAAAAGCATTGACCGATGGTGTTTTGCCAAAGGAATTTGATGGTGATCAGATATATGACATTTTGAGCACCGTTTTATTTAACACATGGCAAGAGGTACCAGGAGCACTAACATGGGCAACCTATGACCCAACTACTCAATGGCAAAATGCTGAAAACAGCGGATTGGGTGAAATTGATCGGCCCGGCAATTATGAATTGGCAGCAAGGTCAAGCTCAAGGACAGATGTTTATTCTCTTGTAGCAGCTCTAGCAACATCGGGATTAGGTTACATCTTTGAGGACGGCCAAGGCCGAATTGGCTATTCGGACAGTACTCATAGAACAAACTATTTGGCCGCCAATGGTTATGTTGATTTAACAGCCAACCATGCTTTGGCACCGGGTTTGAGCATCCAGCAACGAGCTGGAGATGTCCGCAATTCAATCACTATCAAATACGGGGCAACTTCATCAGCCGAAAAATCTGCCAGCGATACCGCATCCATTGGCTTATATGGGGAATTGGCTCAAATCATCACCACGACATTGCACAACGGTACCGATGCTGAGGATCAAGCCGATTTTTACCTGTCATTGAGAGCTTATCCACGATTCAACTTCAACAACATCACATATGAGCTGACCAATCCAGAGCTTGATGATGCAGACCGTGATTCCTTGATCAGCGTTTTCATGGGTATGCCAGTGAATATCTCGAATCTGCCATTGAACATGAATTCAGGCGATTATTTGGGTTTCGTTGAAGGCTGGACATTTTCTGCCAGATACAATCAGGTCAGCATTTCAATGATCGTGTCACCGATCTCGTTTTCATTGCAAGCCATGCGATGGAACGATGTGCCGGTGGTTGAAACATGGAACACAATCAATCCAACTTTGGATTGGATCAATGCCACAATCGTGGCGTAAGGAGCAAAAATGAGTAATCCAACGAGCAATTTTGGATGGCAAATGCCAACGGCCACAGATTTGGTCACAGATTTGCCAGCTGATTTTGAGGTATTTGGTCAGGCGGTTGATACATCGTTGGCCGATCTCAAAGGCGGTACAACTGGCCAAGTGTTAAAGAAAAACACCAATGCCGACATGGATTTTGTGTGGGGCGCAGCCGGTGGCTCACCACTTACAACCAAAGGAGATTTGTACGGCTATTCCACAGCCGATGCCCGTGTGCCTGTTGGCACCAATGGATTTTTGTTGCAAGCCGATTCCACAGCTGCAACGGGATTGTCATACACAGGCAGCCGATGGGCAACTTTAGCCAGCGGTAGCTTGAGCGGCACCGAGGTTTCAATTGGATCATTTTCATCCGCTTATCAGACATTGAGACTCGAAATTATTGGGCCACAAAGTGCCACAGGAGGTGTTCATGTGACAGTTAGAGCCAACTCAGTTTCGACATCAAGCTATGAAGGCGCGGCATTTAATTCCAATAACACGGCCGTTACAAATTACAGCCCAAAGACCGGCTTTTATCCAATGTTTGAGAACGAAACTGTTCCAACGAGCTCAAATACTTATTCGATGTATATCGAGATCGACAATTACACACAAGCAATTCGCAAGTTTATTCGCGGTATGTGGAATCAAACAGACAATGTTTGGTTTGGTGGTCACAATTTTAACAACACAACCGCGATCACATCATTGCAAATTCGACTTGATGGCACAGCAACATTTAATGGCGGCACCTATGTATTGAGAGGCATCTAATGGGTACAGTAATTGAACACAACGCGGAAACAGGCGAAATCGTTGAACGCGATCAAACGGCTGCTGAAATCAAACAAGCTGAAAAAGATGCTTTGGAGCAAATTAACAGCGCAAAAGCAAAGCAAGACAAAGCCGATGCAAAAGCAGCTGTGTTGGAAAAATTAGGACTTACCGAAGCGGAAGCAAAGATTTTGCTGTCATGACTTTTCCACAAGGCACATTGCCGCGTTTGATTCAGGTTGCGCTCGCTGAGGTCGGCACAGCTGAAACTGGCAACAATGAAACCAAGTACGGCAAATTTATGAAAGCCGACAAGCTGCCATGGTGTGGATCATTTCTCAATTGGTGTGCCCATCAAGCTGGTGTAAAGGTGCCAAATGTTGTCAGCACAAGAGCTGGTGCCGAGTCATTTCAAAAGGCTAAGCAATGGCACACCACACCAAAGATTGGCGATTTTGTTTTCTTTGATTTCATCATCGATGACAAAACCACCATCAATCACATTGGGTTGGTTATCCGGGTTTCAGATAAACAGATTGTGACCATTGAAGGCAACACATCAGGTGGTGGAGATCAGCGTAATGGTGGAGAAGTTATGGTGAAATCAAGAACTTTGGGAGCACGCTCATTTGTAGTCGGTTACGGCCGACCAGCTTATGAGCCATTTTCCGGTGATTTACCGGATCGACCAAAAGGAGAAAAATAATGGAGCAAGCAAAAGCAATTGCAGCATCGTGGGCGCGGTCATACATTGCAGCTGCATTGGCCGTGTACATGGCCGGTGGAGACATCAAGGCAATGGCAATGGGTGGCGTGGCAGCTGTTGTGCCGGTCATTTTGCGCTGGCTGAATCCAGCTGACAAAGCTTTCGGATCAACGGGGAAATGATCCCGAAACTACGCGCGGCAGGTTTAGCTTTGATCCTTTCGCTAAGCCTTGCCGGGTGTGGTTATGATGGTTGGGTCAGATACCCA